GGGTGGTTGAGCGGCGCCTGGGTGACCTGCACCGGGTAGACCTGCATGTAGCGGAACGCCTTCTTGTGGTTGCCGAGCTGCCAATAGTTCTTGGCGTCGGACGCCGCCACGCCGGACTTGACGAGGCGCTGCTGAGCGATCGGAGAGGAGATGATGGTGTAGGGCTCGACGGAGTTGGGTGTGTGGCGAACGTCGGCCTGCGTGGTCGGCGTGCGCTGCTCGAGGCTGGTGGCGTTGACGATCTGGCGCGCCGTGTGCCGCTTGAACGGCATGACGACGAGCGTGTTGGGCGTGAAGACAACCGGCTCGCTGTCGTCCGTCTGGTCCGGATTGGTGATGTCGTTGAACAGGAGCTCGGCGACCTCGATGTCCGTCCAGTTGACCAGCTCGTTGCCGGTGACCTTGTTGATGTAGGCGCCCGAGGTGAGGAACGTGTTCATCGACGTCCCCTTCCTCTTGTAGTTGTTGGTGATGCCGAGCACCACGTCGAGGATCTTCTTCTCGCGGCGCATGGCGACTCGCTCGCCGACCATGCGAGCCCGATCCATGATCAGGCCGGTACGGTCCTTGAGCAGGGCCTCCTTGGTGAGGCCGATGATGAACCCCATCTTGGCCGTCGCCGGCGTCTCGATGTAGTCCTCAGCCACGCCGAGGCGCGGGAAGGGCATGCCTTCGGCAACGTCTTCCACTTCGCCCTGCGGCTCAGTGATGCCGGCAATCTTCTCGCCGTCGAGCAGGTTGGTCGGCGTGACGGTCACCAACTGGTCGCCGATGAACATCGGGTTCTTGTAACCCTCCATCGTGGCGCTGTAGATGATCTGCCCGGTGATGTTCGAGAAGGCGGTGGAGTCCACCGCGCCTGCTTCGAACAGGGGCGTGTTGTGTCCGCCGAAGCCGCCGTGGTCACGCGAGGCCAGGTTGGCCAGCCACTCGGCGCCCATGAAGGCGTACGCCGTTTCGAGGAAGCTGAACTCCTCGAGCTTGAGCTCGTTGGTGGCCAGAGCTTCCATGAGAATGCGGGTCACTTCCTCGTGACCCTTGTTCTCGACAAGATTACGCAGGTAAACACCGCGTCGATTAAGCATTGAGAACTCGCTTGTATGTGAGGCGATTGTCTGAGTTTGATGAGTCAGGGAACAGCGAGGCTTAAGCCATCGCGCGGGGACCGCCGGTCGCAAGGACGGCGTCGATGGCGACCTTCACCTTGGTGAGGGAGGTGCCGCTGACAGCCACACGACCGATGGCGAGATTGGGGGTCGCGACCGCCACGACCTTCTGGCTCTCGATTGCGTTGCCGGTCTGCTTGGCGGGGCCGACGAGATCGCCCTCCTTGAAGCTGGCGGAGGCACAGTCGAACTCGAAGATGCCGGACGTAGCATAACGGATCGGCGTGATGTCGCCGGAGCGGCTGCGCTGAAGAGCGACACCGAGGAAGACGTCATGGAACGCTTCCTGCGTGACGGCGAGGCTGGTGTCCCACGCCTTGTCGGCCGCAGCCTTCGGCGTGTCGGAGGCAGCGGTATCGCGCCAGATGAGATCGCCAACGGCGATCACGGAGGCGGTGGCAACGGCCGGGGACAGGCGGGGATTCGTCTCCGCCATCTTGTAACCATTCATGTCAAGCTCCACATGAGCTGTTGAAATCAAAGCCTACGGGAATGAGTCGAGATCGAGCCGGAGATCAGAGGCGCTTGAGATTGGCGGCGAGGCTCTTGCCGTCGGTCGGGACCGGCATGCCGCCGACGACCGTCTTCTCCTTGCCCTTGGACTTGCCCTTGCCCTCGTCCTCGGTCAGGCTTGCCTCACGTGAGGTGGCGCCACCCTTCGACTTGGTCGCCGACTTGCCGGCGATGGCCTTGCGGTCCTCGATGAGCTCATCGACGGCGGCGTCGTCCTTGGCCTCGAGCAGCAGGGTGCGGAAGCGATCGGTGATGGCGGACTCGGGGAGCTCTGACTCCTCGAGCTTCGTGTTGATCACCTTCTCGCGCTCGAGCTTGGCGTTCTTCTCGCGGAGAGTCTTGAGCTCTTCGGCGGCGCTCTTCGAGCCCTCCGACTCCTTGAGCTCCGTCTTGATGGCCTCAACGAGGTCGGGGCGACTCTCCTTGAGCTCGCTGAGCTTCAGATCCTTGAGTTCCATGGTCTTGCGACCTCCTGACGGCGGCTTGGTTTCAGATGAGGAGCTACCGTCATCGCCCTCACCTTCATCTTCATACAGACCATCCGTCGTTGCCGGATCGGTCACAAGGTCGACACTGCGGACTCGAGTCAGCTTGGTTACGACTGAGCCGCCTCCGCCCATCAGTCCGTAGGCGTGATGGCTCATGCCGATCTTCGTCGGAGCGTTCTTGGCCAGCCAGCCGACCTGGTTGACCATCGGGTGAGTCGGATTGAAGTGGATGTCGCCCCGGACTCCATCCCCTTCAACAAAGCGGGCAGCCTTCACAATCCCGAAGCGGGAGTTGAGAGGAGGCGTACCGTTCTCGGTGTGGTCGATGTTGACCGCAGCCCCTTCATACATCGGCAGCGCTTCCTTCAACGCTGCAGGTGCGTAGCTGCGACCACGCTTGCTCGTGAAGCCCGCCAGCTTCACGTTCTTGATCACACCTGCCACAGCATCGAAGCCTTCGCTTGTAATGCCGTGATCCGCAATCGCTTCGACCAGTGACTGTGACTTCATGGGTACCTCGGAGAAGAATAGAAGGCAAACGGTCTCGAATCCATCCACATATTACAATCGACTATAACTGCCGAAGACGTAACTGCCGGTCAAGAACCGATACAGTGCATCGATGTAGTCTTTCTCCCCTCGCTTGTGGACTTTGTGGCGGACCTCGATAGTCTTGTATGTGTCAGCCATCTCCTTGTCGCCGGTGATATCGCCGTTGCGTTTTACCTCGAAGAGAGGCTTGACGCCGTTGACGGTCCGCTGGTAAACATACAATGTGTTACGATCGGCCATGTGAGTCACTCCCATACAGTGGCGTAAATGTACGCCGCCTTGTCGTCTTCGATCAGCTTCAGCAGTTTGTCGGCTCGTACGAACATCTCGTCGATGGCCTTTGCTGGCATGAGCTTTGACAGGTCCTTTGTAACGGCGGCGCGATTGGCCGCAAACGCTTTGAGCTTTGCGACAGTTGCGGGACTCGGCTTCTCAGCTTCGCCCTTCTCATTCACTAGATGGTTATAGAATGCATCTTTGGCACCGTTCGTATCCAGCTTAGACTGTGGCAGAAATGAGAAGCCGTTATCGATGGCTACGAGATTGGAACCCTTCTCGTTGCCGTATGCCGTAGCCGTAGGGCCTACTGATCCTGTGGTCAGCGCGTTGCCTTGATGCCGATCCATGTTGCCGATAAGGCGATCGAAGATTGCTAGCTCCTTGGCATTCTTCCACTTCTTCTGATTCTCTGGAGTAATGGTAGCTGGAAAAGCAGTCGCGAACTCCTGCAGAGATCCTTTGCCATCCGGCCCATCAGTCACCACAGTAGGCGGTACGAGTCGATAGCCTAGGTGCCTGTCTACAATGGCTGCTGCAGCTTCTCTATGAGAGACAGGGAACTCTTCAACTGCCTTCTCTCCACCTAACATCTTGACCCAGTGCGGATCCATCTCAGGTGGATCCTCATCAGTATCTTGAGGCTCCGGGTTGTCAGGCTTGTAGATGCCTTGCTTGCCGTTACTGAGGTCGACCATCCAAGATCGATTGACGCCGCTGTTGAGTGGCAGCATCTTCGTAACTTTGACCTTCGACATTGCTTGGATATCCGCCAGTGAGGCCTTCGTCTCAGGCGGCCGGGACTCTGGCGTGTCATCGACGATTGTCTCACCTCTGGCAATAGCAGCCAGAGTTGCTTCACGCTGGGCGCGGATCTCAGCTGCAGTCTTCGGCCGAGCGGATGCAGCGGTCACAGGTGCTGGACGTGGAGCAGGCTTGGGAGGCGCTACAGTCCGCTGCTTCTGTCGTGCGGCCACATGAGGAGCAGGCGCAGCTGTAGGTGCAGCTGCAGCTTCCTTAGCTTTGCGAGCATCGTTGAACCCGCGGAGCCATTGCGCGCTTCGCTTGAGGCTGCGTTCCGTACGCTGGTAAGCTGACAATCCGGCCTGAAGGCCCGTTTGATAAGCCGCCTCCTCATCGGGGGACCGGGCTTCGAATAGCGTACGCAATAGTGTAAGCGGATTGAACCGCGGTTCCGCCGGCTCCCCTTCGGTCAATCCTTTCAGTCCTCGCAGATAGCCTTCGCGAAATGCTTTGGCGAGATCCGGCTTCATGCCTCGTGTGAGCTCAGTAAGTGAGGTCTTACCTCTCTGCTGCGCAGCCATGCGCCGCTTGGCTGCTGAGGCTCCAGCATCTCGTTGACGAGCCATCTGCCTCTGCAGCGGCCTGCCTGTAGGCCTTGCTGCCTTAGGCGCCTTGTCAGGTATGAGGTTTGCCAGGTCGTTCCATGATGGCGACTTACCGACCGCCTTGACTCCTTGATCGTAGAGAGTCTTGCCGACGACTTTGATCTTCTCAGCAGGCGTCGAGGCATCGAACTTCTCGCGGAAGGCATTAGCACTTTTCGGTAAAGGCTTCGGCTTGATCGGCCTCTTGAGCAGCTCCTTGTCGGTAGCGAGGATCGGAGTCCACCAGCCGCGACAGTTCGGCTCGTCCGGAAGCTCGGGTCGGACTTCATCCTTACCGTACACTCGCCCATTCAGCGTGCGATGGTGCATGCGAGTAACTTCGTCGAGGATCTCGTTACGAGTGAAGCCGGTGATGATATCGCCAGCCTTCTCGTAGACTTTGTCCTGCAGAGCGTTGGCTATCCGCATGCCTTCCGTGTTCGCAATGCGGCGAGCTGAAGAGCCGATGCCTTGGACCATCGGCTTAATAGCTCTGGCGATCTCCTCGACTCCTGCACCTGCAGCGTACTTCTTAGCCAGTGTCTCCTTGAGCTTATCCTTATCGACGATTTTCTTGGACCAGCCTTCAAGTCGAGACTCCCACCCTCGGCCATCCTTCGGGTTGGGGCGCATGATGATCTCGAGCACGTCAGCCTTCGAAGGCTGCACTATCATCACCTTATCCTCGGCCTCCGTCAAAGCCATTGCCAGATAAGCTGACTGCACCAGAGTGAGACCATCGCTGAGAGCCTCCACCGACTCGTCATGCGATTGGTATGCGAACTGCACGAAGTACTTACGGAACCTCGTGAGCAGCTTGCCGGTGATATCGTTGATGGTGGATGCGACATCGGAAGCCGACACTCCTCCTGCGATGCTCTTGTAAAGCGCAGTCCATTCCTCTGCGACGATATCGTCGATAGCAAACAGCAAGGTCTCCAGTCGGTTCACGACGGAGACTTGCCGCTTGTGGAATGGATCTGTCTTGCTCAAGTTGTGTAACCGTTAGCTGGTGCGCCGACCGCCTCGTCTGCATCATCGCCCGGCATGTCAGGGAGAGGCCCAGACTGCAGGGCGTGCTCATCGATGTTGCGCTGCTCCGCCTTGTAATCGAGACCGACCTGCGCCGACCAGGTCTGTGCAGAGAGAATCGCCTTGTCGAAGAGGATGGCCTTTGCCTGCGCATCCTGAAGTGGATCGCGATTGATGATCTCAGGTCCTGTGATCTTGACCTTGATACGGTCCACGAGCTCCTGCTGTATGAGCCCTCTCCTGACTGCGTGCTGCAGGGCACGGAAGATGATGTAAGCGTTGTACTGAATGACTGCAGATTGCAGCCGCCTGAACATCTTGTAAGGCGGGCCTTCCGTTACCACGGTCGAGGCATAGTTGCCGTTCGATGCATCGGACGACAACATGAACTCAGGCAGGACCATGCGTGAGGCTGCAGCCCGCAGTTCGGCTTGCTGCGCCTGCACGATGCGCCCAACATCGACACCGGTCGAGGGGAAGTCCATCTTCACAGTATCCGGCAGGTCGATGATCTGACCTGCCGTCACCCGCTTGACCCTCTCCTCCTGACCGGTCATTGGGTTGGTGAATGTCGTGGTTGCGTTGCGATCGGCAAACGCCCCCACGGAGCCCAGTACAGGCTTGTTGTGATAACGCACCGCGCCGATGGCTGCCTGATACTGAGCAACCGTCGACACATTCTCGAGAAGCTTGCATGCACGGATAAGGTGCATGCGAGCTGCCCAGAGGAACGGGATGCCTCGCTTCACATTGCGGTCGACGTTGAACTTGATATGCAGGATCTGCTCGGCCGGCACCAGATCACCGTCGACACGATATGACACATAGGTCTGAGCGTCGCCCTGCTTATGCACGATGCCGTAGGTCTCAGTACCGCCATCGACCTTCGGATCCTTGTTGGCGACTTGCCACGGCTCCACGAAGCGGACCTGAAGAGGCTTGTCGTCGTCCGTGAACGAGCGCATGATGATCTCACCATCGCGCAGCATCCGGCGTACCTGCTCCCAGGTCCCCTTGTCGCAGTGGGTAGACGACTTTCGATAGTCGGTGTACCCCATGTTGTTCTCTTCTTCGAACTCGCGGATGACCGAGTCGAAGGCGTCGAGGTCCTCAGGCGACAGCTCATCATCATCGTCGGCCGGCACAGCCTCCACGGAGAGGTTGCAACCGACGATATAGTTGATCATGTTCTCGACGACGTTGATGGCGTACGGGTTCTCGATCGAGAGGCGCTTGCACGTAGCGCGCATCATCGATCGGCCGTCTTCGGACTCGTACAGAGACTCCTCAACGTAGCCGCCATTGTCGAAGTACGAGCCCACAGGCGACCAGTACGCCTTAGCACGAGCATCATACAGCTCGGCCCAAGGGTTGAAGATCTGGCCCAAGTAAGCAGTCTCGGCCTCGACGAGGGCCTTGTCATGCCTGATCTTGGCAAGCTGCAGAGACTCGGCTTCACTCTCCAGCAGCTTCGCATTCACCGACTTGAATATCTTGCGCAACATGACAAGGCTCCTCGTAAGGCGGACGGACGGACCGGACTGTCGATCAGTTGGCGATGCGGTTGTTGACGGATCGGATGCGGTAGCGGAACCGACCGGGGCCTGCCGGATCCACCCACATCCTGAGTGAGGGCTCCAGTACCTGAATCATCTGGAGCTCGCCCCACTCCTCGATACCTTCGACCGAGCTGATGAGCCGCTCACGTTCGATCTGGAAGCCGGTGATCAAAGGCGACTCCGGAGCCGCCCATGTGATGTTGACATCCTGGCCGTTGAAGAGATCCTCCATCGCCAGGTTGGTGGGCGTCGGAGGGGTGCCTTCGAGAATCGTCACCTGGCTGTAAGGCGTGAAGGGTGATGTCGGCTGCCCGACGGCCTGCATGTAGGACTTCTCGACCGTGAGCTTCATGCCGGTCAGGCTCACAAGGGTCACAATGGCGAACTGGGTCTTTCCAAAGCGCATGATCGTTTTCCTTTCAGATGATGACGTTGCGTGATCCGCCACCGCCGCCCGCCGGCTCCTGTCGCTCAGCATATCCGATGTCAACGTATGAGCGGGTCAAGTTGTTTGGAAGTGTCGCCGTAGGCCAGCCAACTTCCTTCATGTTGGTGCCTACCGAATAATCCCTCAAGCTGCGAGTAGCGTTGGTAGCATCGACAAACTGGGGATCAAGCTGAACGGTCCCTTCCTCGGTGTGAGAGTCGAGAGTAAGGTTGCACTTGCCAGAAGTGTTGGCAGTGCCGCCGGTTCCGAAGTTGTTGTTCCACACCGCCGCGCCCATTCTTCGGAGGAACGAAGCTGTGACACTGGCGCCAGTGAAGTTGAGACCGTAGCCGCCGTTAGCAGTGATGATGTTGCTCTTGATTCGGAAGCTGCGATACCCGGAGATCGCGGTCGACGCCCCGAGGATCTCGACACCGTCGCCGCCGTTAGAGTGGACAGTGCATGAAGTGATATCTTGCGGCTCGAGACCGAGAGCTGCATTACCACTAGCGAGAACACGAAGTCCGTCGCCTCGATTATTGGTCGAGACGACCCGATCGAGCTTCCAGTCGCCGCAAGCGCTGAAGTCAATCCCGTTACCGTTACCGGCTCCGTGATCGCAATCATGCACCCAAGTATTCTCGACAAAGCATGCAGAGTTGGCGCCAGCATGAATACCGGCATCGTAGCACCAGCCTACTTCGCAGTTGCGGACGAGGATGGCACCGCTCGTGGCGGCTGCGATAGCACGATAGTAACCAGAGCTGGTACCAGTGCCTCCGATTCGCACATCGTCCAGGATGCGATGCGAGTCGCCCGCGAGGTTACTGGAGAAACCAAGATTAGATGCGCTGGACTTTGTAGAGCCGGCATTCGCGAGAAGATCGAAATGCGAGAATCGCCAGCCCGCACCGCGAATCATAAAGTTGGTAACGTTCGCGTTCGGACCAGTCACGACAGGACGAGTGGCCGCAGCAGGCTCACCTTCGAGTTCGATCAGTCCATCGGTGTCGTCGCCTGATCGGTAGAAAGTCCTGCCGGATGTGCCGCTCCAGGTCTCCACATGACCTGACTCCATACGGATCACCCATCCCGGCATGGCGTCGCCGTTCCCGCCGTTGTTGTCGTAGAGCTTCGTCGAGTTCGCGCCGGTCCAGGATGCAAGCGTCTGATTGATGGCCCATGTAAGCCCAGAGAGTGAGACCCCGAATGCATCAGCGACGGTCACAGTCTTAGCTGTGTTGTCCTTGCCGGTGATCTTGCTGAAGTTTCGAGCGCCCGCTGTCGCGTCGAGTACTTGAATCCATGCCGATCCGTCGGTCGCCACACCAGATAAGTCCGGCGCGCCGTCCAGAGTGACAGTTGTGCCGGCGCCGTCAGTGGCGGCGGCCGTGCCTCGAATAGCGGCATTACCGCATGAGTCCGAGCCTGTCGCAGAGTTAACTAAGATCACCGGGAGTGCCATATGCTACCTCGCTTGGAGAGGGCGGACACAAGCGCCGAAGACGGCTTGGAGTCTCGGATCAGCTGCGATGCTTGCCGTCAACTCCGACAGCAGCCCGACGGCTTGTCGAAACTGCCCTACAGTTAGAGGCGACACACCTTCGCTGAGTCGACCGTCATCGATGATCTCATCGTCGGGGTACTCGGAGAGTGCCGCGACTAGTGAGGCCAAGGACTGCGCGTGAGTCTGCGCTTCCACGAGAAGGCCTCTTGCACGCTCCGACGTGGGTCGGACGACTTCTGAGATGACGCGGTTCAGTACAGGGTTATTGATGGGCATGTTTGTTTATACCTCCACGTATGTGGCGATTGCGAGAACGCTGTTGGCGCTCCCAAGATTCACATTGATGGGACGATTCGTCGCGCCGGTCTCGAACCAGCCGACCGGGTTGAATGGCAGTGCGAAGCCGCCGGCTCCAGCAGCGCCGGTGACGTCGAGTGGAATCTTGCGAGTAGCATCACCGTAGAGGTCGTCTGTGCCGTCGTTGATGTAGATGTTATTGGTGCTTGCGCCTGCGAGGATATGAAGAGCCACGATGCGGATCTTCTTCCCGACGACTGCAGCCACAAGTGTCTGGTTGCCGGACGTGGCGCTGCTGAGCTTGGCGAACTTCGGGACGAGCACGTTGGAGCCGTCGTAGAGATTGCTAACATCCAGACCCGATGAGGTCTTGCCGATCAGGTTGGTACCGGCAGGAGTGGCAGGGAGCGACAACACATCGACGTCGCCGATGTTGTTCGTGCCTGCAGCCAGCGCAGGCAACGAGGCCAGCGACACTGGCTGAGTCGCCTGCCAGAAAGTGCCAGTGACAGGAACCGAGTCGTTGGTGGCGATTGTGACACGCTGAGTGCCTGCATCGCGGACGCCGGTACCCATGCTGATGGCCGCACTGCCGAGCTGGGTAATGTTGATGCCTGCGCCGCTGATCATGTTGTCGATCAGTTGCAGGGCGGTCAACATAGAGGCAAGTGTGGCCTCCGAAGCAGCCCCCGTCGGCAGTGGAAGTGACGCAGCGCTAACAGGCTGAGTTGCTTGCCAGAAGGTACCTGTCACGGCCACAGGCGCCGCGATCGATACAGGCTGCGTAGCCTGCCAGAAGGTCCCCGTAACTGCCACACTGCCTGCGATCGACACCGAGCTGCCGGTGATACTAAGCGGAGACTCCATCAATGCGATGATGGAGTCCAGCTTGGTATTGGCCGCGGTGGCGAGTGTTGTGTTGCGGAAGGGATCGGCCAGAGTACCGTCGCCGGTCTCTGCGTAGAAGTAGATGAAGCCGTCGTTGTCGGCGTTGCGTGCCTTGACTGTGGACATTACATGGCCCCTGTCAGCGTGAGAGTGAACCAAGCATCGATTGGCTCATGCAGATCCATCTGCGCATTGAGCTCCGAAGGAATCGCTACGACTGTGACGTCGGCACTGAGGATGATCACAGCTGCCAGCACCGGCTGGATCACAACTGCATTGACTCCGGGCTGGATGATCACGCTCATGTGGTCGCCTCGGGGGATATATCGACAGCTCCCCAAGCAAGTCTCTTGACAGTGGCGCCGTTGACGAGCTCGAGATCGTATACACCAACTTGAGATAGCAGAGCAGTCGTCTGCTCAGCAGTGAGGCTGACCAGCACCTCGCCATTCGCAGGCACCGGGATAGTGCATGTGAGTTCGATAATGAGGGAGCCACCGTAGTCGGTTCGCACACTCGCTCGAGCTGTCCACCCTGTGAGGTCCTTCGGCACGTCACGTTCGGTCTCCCAGTAGAACGTCCACTCGAAGGTGGCACCCTGCTGTATCTCGAGATCCCACTTGCCGGCTGAGCGAGGTATGCGAGTGGTCATGTGGGAGATTCCTTATCCTTATGATGCGGATGCGAACGGCTTCTCGATTCCAGACGTTCGATACCTCGCTCAAGACGGCCTGCCAGATCTTTCAGCTGGTTGTTCACCGTGATGGCCGCACGCTGGCACTCTTCGAGATTCTGCGTTGCGGTCGCGGTGCTAGCTGAGGTCTCCGACACCAACTTGAGAGCCGGCAGGATGGCTCGACGAAACACAAAGACAATGAGTAAGGTGATGATGACCAGTGACACGATGCCGAATGCGAATGGTCCGTAGAGCTCCATGTACTTGGACAGGAACGAGACCATAGTTGTAGCGAGCAAGTGTCGGCTCCTTGGCTGCCTGTCGCTTCAGGATGTCGCGGGCGATGCAGGCAGCGTCTTGTCAGGGACATGGCGAAAGTTCTCGCTGATCTTACGTGCCTGGCGCATGAAGATACGCCAGCGATCGAGCGCTCCGGGCTGAGTCTCCTTACCTTGACTGATACTGATCTGCCAAGGCTGGACCGCAACGCTGAATCCCTGCCGCAGCAGCTCCAGCCCAGCCTCGAAGTCAAACATCTTCGGCGTCGTGTAGGCGCAGAAGATCGGGCCCGTCATCGTGCGCCAGTCGGTGAACACACTGGGCCGTCCGCGCGAGTCCTTCGGTCCCCAAACGATGTGCTTCCACGACTCGTCAGTCGTGAGCGAGTTCAAGAAGCCTCCGCATGCGAAGTACTGCTGTCGGCCGCAGTGCCCTTCTGCCCCGACCGCGACGCCGGGGTAGTTGCGACGGATGCTCTTGATGACCGCTTGGCAGCCAGGGTTAGTTCCCTGCAGCCCTGCTGAGTCCACGATCGCTCGACGGATGATGCGGCCCGGGTGGATGCCGGCGCCGATTGGCCTCTGAGCTCCCAGCCACGGACCGACGGAGGCCTTCACAATGCCGTCGCAGTAGGAGTTGTCCTTCCAGATGGCCGAGTCCATCTCGTCAGGCATGCCTGTGTAGAGAGTCCACTCACCTCGGAAGTGCTGGAAGCCGCTGCGGAGTCCTTCGTCGATCGCCTGCGCGTCGCAGACCGAGCTGTCCTGCCGCAGGCCGTACAGCCGCGCCTCGAACAGCATGCGAGCTTCATCGTCCAGCTTGCTACCGCGGACATGAGGCGTCGTGATGATGACGCCATCCACGTCGAGCTCTGCAGCCTCGCGACCGATCCAGTCGTAGTAGTACCGCATGTCGGCCGGATCGTGAGGAGGCTGAGTAGGGTGCACCATCCCCATGTTGGGGTTGTCGTAGTCCTTCCACGACTGCGGCCAGCCGGCGATAGAGTGGAAGAGGTGGACCTTGGAGCGGAGGATGTGAATACTCATGCGGGGATCCTTGTGTGGTGGTGTCGAGTCAATCATCAGGGTATGGCGTTGGCCATACCCCGATGTGAGATCAGAGTGCAGCGATACCGGTGACGATGATGCCGCGGATGATGTTGAGTGCGGCGAGGCGGACGCGCTCCGCCGCTTCGTTGGCGAGGTTCCAGAGGCGAACTGCGACGTCGAGCTTGATCTGAGCTGCCACGTGCTTGGCGAGCTCCTCGAAGTTGTCGCTGTCGCCGTGGTTGGCAATGAGGTCGTCGATCAGCGTGGCGGCCACGAGGGCGCCCTGCTGCAGGTCGATGCGTGCTGTGTCGATGAGCTCCTCGGCCGATGCCTTCAGAGCTTCGATCAATGCATTCTTGTCGATCTTCATGTGACCCTTTCATCGAGTCGTAAGGCGTGCGTGCGTGCCGGTGATGTTACTGCTTGCGCAGGGCGTCGATGGCGGCCTGATGCGCATCCACCGTGCGCACGATCACGACGGTGTCGGCCTCGCTGAGTCGGCCGCTGGCGACGTCGGCTTCGAGGCCCTTGTCGATGTAAGGCTTCAGGAGACCGAAGCTCTCATCGAGAGCGTCGGCCACGACAGGCCGAACATTCTGAGCACAGCCGCTGCCGGCCGCCGAGATGGCGACGAGTGCGGAAGTAACGGCGATCTGCAGGCACATCCCGCAGATGCGCCAACGCGTGAACATACGACTGGTACTCTTCATGCGACACTCCTTCTGCGAGCTGAGCTCGCTTGCGAATCTCCCCCTCCAGGTCTTCACACCTACGCCGCATCCAACTCAAGCGCCGTTCGCAGAGCCATCTCGACAGCATCAGGACCATCGTCGTGATCACCATTAGGAAAGTCACGGCATTGATCCACACAAAGGCGAGAGCCAGGGTCGTCATCAACGAAGTGGATCTTGCCTTGAGCAAACCACGAAGTGAGGCGCCGAATGCGGACAGTCTTGTTTGTCGTGTTGTCGATGGTCGTGAGTGGTATGTGAGAGCCGCGGCGAGCGCACTCATCTTGGATTGGGGCAGCGAGGAGCTCTTGGAACTGGTTGCCTTCGACGACTGCTGCATGTGGCTTGAACTCCAGACAGGCGTCGACGAACCCTTGGCACATCTCCTGAGCATCGCGCCTGCGCATGTTGCAGGAGACATAAACATGCCCCTTGTACACACCAAGCTTAACAATGGCACTGTAGTCGCCGCGTCTAGCATCGCGCCCCTTGCTGGGGTCCATCGCGATGGTCTTGAGAGTCATGCCTTCGGGGAACTTGCTGACCCAGATGGAATCCGCGAAGTAGCTCTCGGGCCACTCGCAGTTCTCTGGGTTGACAGGACGGGACTGCTTTTCGGCTTCGAACGACAGGTGGCCGCCGATTGCCCGCATGAGCATAAGCGCGTATAGATCTTCACGCTCTGGCCACAAGACTTTCGAACCCTCTTCCATCTCACTACGACGAAGCTCGTAATAAGCACGAGCCACGTCAAGAGGATCTTCATCGCTATCATCCAGTCTAAGTGCATGGACGATCTTCTCCCAGTCTGCCCACAGGTCCATCCGCTCTGGCCAGGCCATGATGGACGCCCATCTCTTGACCTCCCAGCCGCCGCGACGGGCCAGGGTCTCTACTAGGCACTCGCGTTGGAGCGAGGTCCCGTAGACGATGATGTTTGTCTCAGGTGCCCCCGCCTTCATCACCGCGCGATCGAACCACGATCGAGTCTTCTCACGTCGACGAGGAGACAACACATGCTCGTCATTCTCGCCATCGTCAATCACGATCTTGGTGGGGCGATGCTCACCAGCACGCCGGCCGCGGATCTTGTTGCCTGTGCCGAGCGCGTCGATCCTGCAGCCATTCCGCGTGATGATGCTGTTCTCACGCCAGACCTCACCCTCGCCACATGCATGCGGGTAGGCCTGGGCCAGCGCCTCGTTGTCAGTGAGCTCTGTCTTGATCGCATCGAGCAGCAGGCAGGCCTGCGTGGCCGTGTCGCTGATCAGGATGATGTACGGCTCACGACTCTCGCAGATATCGTTGAGAATGTCAGCGAGTGAGCCCACTGTAGACTTCGAAGATCCACGGGGACCGATATTACACAGGCGGACTCCGCGGGTCCCGTGAAGCTCGGTGAGCTTGTCGCAGAGCCATCGGTGCATATGGCTAGGTGCGAGTCGAAAGTGATGAGGGAGGAATCGCTGCGACCAGGCCAGGAGGTCTTCACCCTCGATGCGCGCCATAGTTGCCCGCGGTGTCGCTTCTTCTGCCGGCATCGACGCATCGATCTCTCCCTTCGATGTGATGGGCAGTACGAAGTCCTTATAGAACTTCGAAGGCGCAATCCTGAAGAGCGCCTCGAGGTCCTCACGCAGGAGCCTCAGGTTGTCAGGATCAGCTACGATGCTGTCGATCATCTCGAGGGCAGCACGCCGGCCACAAGCTCGCTTTGCCTTCGCAGGTAGACTCAAACAATCCCCTGTGCTATCGCAGCCATACAGGCTGCGGAGATGACGATGAACAGCATGACAAAGACAGCGCAGCCAAGCGACTCGGTCAGTGAGCGACGACGGCGAGGATACAGGTTACGATTACGTCCCATGTGAAAGCTCCTTGCCTGAACATAAGGCGCCGGGGCAGGCCGAGTCAACGGCCGCAAGTTGGGTGTCTGCAACTTGGGCCTCGTCGGCCTGCCCCGCGGGTGAGGAGTCGAACGCATTGGGGATCTCAGTGACTCCGGCCAGCAGTGGCACACGCATAACACGGCGCCGCTGGTCGTGCCGTGTCAGTGCCTCTGTAATACGTGCATGCAGTCGGTCGGAGACTTGGACCTCGCCGGTGATCTCGACGCGAGGTGCAGCGCCTCGTATGAGGCCGGAGGCCTGTGCATCCCACCAGTGCCGGCCTCCTCCGACGAGCCAACGCTCGGCTGACATGTGCCCGGTGATCACCATCATGCCGATGATGCCGGACCTCGACGGCTTCCAGTGCAGGCCGTACTCTGCAGGGTCGTTCACTACTCCCTCGATGACGAAGGGAGTGCGCAGAGCTAGATGCATGCACGTGCGAGCCTTGGCCGACAAGGAGTGCACACGCGCCTCTCTTGCGAAGGCAGTGACATCATCCAGCTCACGTGTCGACAGCCTCATCTTGACGGGCAGGTAGTCCTCGCCTGCAGTCTTCACTTGGCAGCGCTCGACTGAGCGGCCGTGCAGCCAAGAGCCGAACACGACGGCCGCCTCCAAGGCATACCGCCACTCTTCGCCGACGAGGTCCTGTACACGCTCCACCAGCCACGGTGCGCACTTAATGTAGTTGAAGTTGATGGCGCCCTCCTCCGAGTGCGTAGGCATGGTCCTCACGCCTTTGCGGATGGAGTAGGAGTCCGGGCACTCCCTGCGGAGCCTCATCTTCTCCTCATTCACGGACTCCAATGCAGCCTGTGCCTCTGCGCGGCGCCGTGCCTTCCCCCTCTCACGGTACAGGGACTCCCTCTTCGCCTTAAGGAGCTCCCAAGACTTCTGACTCGGAATCGTGTTGGGGAATCGCAATGTCATGAATCACCCGACCTGACCGAGATCAGGTCGGGCGCACATAAGGAGAACCGCACTGAGCAAGTAAAGGATGTATGACATCCCCGATCCACACCTATCATCATAATGCATTATGC